AAAGGTGGACGCAAAACGTGTATATATAAACTCTCCAAAACGTCCAAATCCTCCTTAGAACAACTAATATACGCATAAGAACTAAACTGTTTAGACTTGGAATGTTCTCGCATTCGAGAAAAAACATTTACAGATTGCCCTACATAAACAACCTTACTGCGATCAATCAAAAAATAAACGCCACATGCACTTTCAAGGTCACTATACAACTTACTAGAGTTTACAATCTCTCGCTCACTATACAAATTCTTTAAACCAAAATTAAACGCAATCTTGTTGAACTCCAAAACGCGGCCCAAATCCTCACGAAGATGCTCAAGCCTAGATACCTCAGAACGCAACAAATCAATGTCACGCTTCAACTCATCCTCAGTCCTCTTTAACTCATCAGACTCTGTAGGAAAAACCTCAAAACCATCAGATAAAGCACGCGAAATAACTTCAGAGCAACTGTAAACTTTACTCGTGAGTACGCTAAAACCCTCATGCCTTTTAGGAGAGCGATAAGGAATTGGAGAACCTAAAAGCTCACACTTAGAAATAAAACTCGTAACCTTCATAGTAGAAACCCTGAACAGCTTGTCCAGAGAACCACGAGTAAAATCACTCGCGTAAACTTCGTCAGATATAAATTCAGGCTTTTCCATTCTGCTTGGTACGTTATGGGAAGATAAGGGAGAGGTCAATGGATTTTTTTTGAAAAAAATTTTTGAGGGGGCCTATGAGTCCCAGATGGAGTGAAAAGGTTTTTGCTGGGAACTGTTTGAGGAAAACACTGTGTAAGTGATCTGCCCGACAACGTACCGATTAAGGGGGGGACTAGGCTAATCCGATCCCGATCCCGAACAATTGACCGAAACCGATAGGGTACCTTGGACAAAAAAAAGAGCGGGTAAAACCCGCCCTAATTATTCTTTATTTGCGCTATCTTAAAACTTGCAAGCTTTCATATGATACGCCCAATTGTTAAAATGGTAAGCTTCAATAATAAATTCGATTTCCTTGCGAGTAAAAACGCACGTTTTAAAATTAAGCATTTTATCAATTGAATATCTTTTATTATACCACGTTACAACTAATTGTGATTTTTCGGTTGGTGGCACGTCCCAACCTAAAAAATTATTAGTTTTCATTTCAGTTTTAATATTCATTTCATTATTTCCTTTTTACTAGATTTGGTGGCGCGTTATCACGCCACCAATATTGTGAAGCTAGCCTATGCTAGCGTGGTTATTCTATCTTGCCACCATTCAAATAATTCGTCACTAACGCCCGACCAAATACTAGCATTACCTATTCTGTGTTCGGGCAATAGTGAAGCACCGCTACCTTGCTCAGTATATGTAAACAAAACAGTGTAACTTGTGTGGTGCGTGCCATCGCCATAACTTGCACCATTCGCTTGTTGGGTATTAGTAACGACAGCCATATCGCCAACACGATTTCGGATTTCAGATACTGCCGCTCTAACACGTTGTTCACTACAACCCGTTGCGTCCATGATTTCTTGAGTAGTCGCGCCACCATCGGAACGCATCATTTGATATTGAACGCCAACACGCGCACCGCGTCGAAATGGTTGTTCGGGTGTGTTATGGTCAATTGTTCGGTTTCCGCTTTCAACGCGATTTGTGCGAGTATGGTCAACTAAGTTCAAAAGGAATTTTACCCAATTGATAATTTTGTCCGCTTCAATTGTTCCACTCGCTTGGCGAAATTCAATTGTGCCATTTGACCACGTTTGAAGATTGATTGCTGTAAACTTGCCAAATGTTAACTGTTGAATATTGGTTGCCGCTTCAATGCGCGATAATGAAAGCGGTGCGCAATATCTGTTATTGGTGCGTGACCTTGGAAACATTGTATTAACGACAGATTGTTGACGCGTGTATCGCATCATTAGGTCTTTTACTTCCACAACGTCCATCGCATCACCATAACAACCACTGATATATCTGCCTGTGCTATCTACACTTGCAATGCTATCACCACAAAAACGCGTGGCTGATATGTTATCAAGTAATGGTGCGTTGCCAATATGAACGTGTAAACCACAAGATGAATTGACGCGTGCGTTGACATCGGACAATACGCGACAAATCTTTTTAATGTAGTCCCACGCGAAATCGCATGGTGCGAGTGGTGGCAATACTATTTCAGCGTCAACTCTTGGTGTTCCATCGGGCTTTACCACACAGCCAAGAATACCCGCGTCAATCAAAGCACGTCTTATTGGCTCTTGATTTCTACCATGTGTCTCTACTTCTATTCCAAATCCATGTATCATTATTCTTCCCCCCATAATATATCTAAATAATTGTTAACTAATTTATCTAGTTCTGCACCTTGTCCCAAATGGTGTGCCACTACAAAGAGTGCATCTTGCGTTTGGCAAGCGTTTGGTTTGCTTTCCATTTCAAACCAAATATTCATCAGTTGGTTTGCGTCTAGTTTTGTTTGTCCTATGTAAGCCATTATCGTTTTCCTTTTTGCTAGATAATAACCTATTCTACTATTATCTAATCCCATAAAGCAAGGGATTTTGTGGGATAAACTGAAATTATTCGGGTTATTTTTGATCTTTTTTGCCATATTTATAAGGGTTTTTCGTGTCTACCGGGGAGTTATACAGGCAGCGTCTTAACCGGGTCCCGAATCCCGAACATATATGATCCCGAAGGCCCGATCCCGAACCCGAATCCCGAAGTCCCGGCATCCTGCTGGTAAAAATTCGTACAATTGTTCGGGTTATTTCCCAGCAGCAGCCAAAAAAAAAGCGCCGGGCCAGCGCTAATTTTTTATATTTATGAGTATTTATATGTGTATATATCTATATATATGTATATATATGACTCAAAGCCCGATCCCGAAGGATCGAACCCCGAATCCCGAACCCCGAAGTATTAAGCCGCTTCTCGTGGCTCCATTCCTTTTAGATCACTAATGTAAAAATGCTCATTATCTCCGAGGGGCATCATCTTTTCAGCACCGAGTACGAGATACTGTTTACCTCCCCGCTGTGCAACTCCCCACCTTCCATATCCGAATGTGGATAAAATGCCATTAATCCTATCGCGGGTTGTAACAGTAGGCCAACCTTTTAAGCTGAAGCCAATATCACCATCTAAAGTTCGCCATGCGATAATGTGTCCGTGTAATTTAACTACTTCACCGCTAGTTGAAGTACGAGCCGCAGTAGCTGACCTTCTATTATAAAAAGCCTTTGCAATTTTTTGAGTTTCTTTTCTCATTTTCTTTCCTTTCTACTAGAATACTCCCACAATATCCCATACTATATATTATGTCAACAGGTAAAGTTAAAAAGATTCACCGGGCTGCGCTGCTGGGGAGTCGCCGGGAAACATACAATTGTTCGGCTTATTACCAGCAGCGCCGGGGCTGGTGTTTTTACCAGCGCGGCCCGGCGGAGTCCCTGCTGCGGCCCCGGTTCCCAGCTACCCAGCGGCCCGAACCCGAACAATTGTTCCCAGTAAGCACCCCGGCAGCGCTTTTTCCCAGCGATTCACCCGGTAACTCCGCCGCCCCGGTAACTCCCAGCCTTCAGTTGTGGCCCCGAACCCGAACAATTCATCGGTTTATTACCCAGATTCGCTGCTGGCCTCGGTAGCTGCGGGTCCTGCTGGTATTTTAACCCGAACAATTTATCGGCTTATTCCCAGCCCCGAAGACTCCCGGTAGCTGCTGACTCCCGGAGCGCTGCTGGTGTTTATCCCGAACAATTTGTCGGGTTGTCTCCGGGGACCAGCGCTGCACTGATCCCGAATCCCGAATATAGTTGATTTTATTTAGAGGCTATTTAAAGGCTGCTGGAGTATCCCGAACAAGTTATGACCCCGAACCCCGAAAAGTCCCGAATCGGGCCTGTAGCGTGGCTCTCAGGGTTTCTGCGGGGCCTCCGTGGCCCGACCCGCCCCAAGTTATCCACTTACCCTGCGGCTTTCCCGTTATCGTATGTTATGTCGATTTGTTCGGGTTTTATGGGATTTTCTGCTGGTGTCACATCGATCATTCTATTTTTAGCGCGATCCATAAACTCTTGCAGTTGCTCAACAATCTGGTCCCGCGTTAGATTATCAACATTTTCGTGCGTTACATGGCTACGAGCTACCATAAGCCCCGTTACTTTAAGGCGCAGTTCCTCAGCTTTAATTGCGGCACTAAAGTTCCCAGCCTGCCATGCTTCGTCCCGCAGTCTTTGCATATCCCGAACAGATTTGGTCACAGACACCCCGTATTTGCTTTCTAGCTCTTGCCGCATTTCCTCCATGCGTTCCCGAACAACTGGATTATTAAGAAGCTGCACAGCCCGAACATTTGGCGACTTGTAGCCTGCTGCTCTAGCTGCTCCCGTTTGGGTCATGTCTTTGTGCATGTAGTTATCTAAAAACTTCTGTTGTTGCGGTTGCAACCTACGTCCACCTTTTTCGACTTGATCCCCGACCTTTGGCATTTGTTCACCTGTATTGATTTTCAATAGGCTCAGAGTATCCCCACGGCTCAACTCAATCAAGTCCATATAAAACCAATAGTTCCCATATTGGATTGCTCAGATTAGATCAACAACAACATCAGGGGGGGATGGTATATACTCCCCCCTGTATAGGGGGTGACGTAGTTGACGTAAAATAAGTGTTTGATTTCATTGAATAATTTACGTCAAAACGCAAACTTGACGTGTTTGACGTAAACAGGTTAAGTCTTTGATTTACTTACATTATTTACATCAACATCAACTACGTCAGGTTTTGACGTGAAAAAAGTTGACGTAAATAATGTAATGAAATCAACACATAATTTTTCTTATCTTTTTTGCTTGACTTGCGCATGTGGTGTGGTACTACTTGGGACATCTAGTAAACAGGAGTATAGAAATGACACAATTTGAAAGCAGCGCCAAAGGCCGCATTTTACGCGATATGGGCGGCGACCTTATGGATGGCGACCATGCAACGCGGCAGTTATTCCGTTGTTGGTTAGATGGTTCTTATCTTGGTGAGGGTCACTACCGATCTAATCTGGAATTTATTAAGGGCAACAATCATGACCGCAAGGCCATGCGCTCTTTTATCATTAACGAGTTCTGTAAATATTCGGCTTATGACGCCAATTGTTCTGCGGGTTACGCGCAAAGCGTCATTGCCAATCATTTCAGCACTGATTTCCTTAACAAGCTGAACGATGCCTTGATTGATGAGGCTATTGAGTTCGGCGCAGAAAATGAGGAGGCCGAGTAATGTTATATATGGCTTATGGAATGAACACGAACCGCGATGCAATGTCTGTACGTTGCCCTAAGGCGAAACCGTTGGGCGGGTTTTATCTGCCCGATACGCGGTTGGTTTTTCGTGGTGTTGCCGACATTGTACCCGATACCGAAACGATCTGCCCCGTTGTCTTGTGGGAGATTACTCTTGATTGTCTGCGTTCTTTGGATCAGCTTGAGGGTTATCCGCATTTATACAACAGGCGCAAGATCAATACGGATTGGATTGTTTATGAAATGAACGACAAAACCCGAAACAGCCCCCCGAATGGTGGGTATTATAAAATGATTGAAGATGGCTACAAAGACTTTGGCCTTGACGATTACAAGTTACGCGTTGCGTTGGCAGAAGCAGAGGAGATGGCGGCATGAGTAATGATGCGTATGAAAAACATTTTGGTCAGTTAAGGGGAGCGAAAATCATTGATTTTGAAATGGTTCCTTGTGAATACGATAAACACAACACATGGCCTACGTTCACAATGAAGAAGGGCAATGACACATTTAAATTCGTGTTGTCCCAAGATGAGGAAGGCAATGGCGGTGGCTTTGCTTTTATTGAGGACGCGGTTTGATGAGGTTTTTGCAACAAACGAACATTGACGGCGGGGTGTATTTGCTCCCTGCCGTTCAAGTGTCAATCACCGAACAAGAAATCAATTGGCTTCTTGAAGGCTTAGACGGTTTGATTTTACCAGACCGATCAAAGCGGGTTAAACGTGCGCTTAAACGTGCGCTTAATGAAATCGAAGAGCGACAAGGAGTTGATGCGTGATGGATTGGGGTGATTGGGAAGATAAAGTAATTTTTGGAATTAGTGCCGTTTTGGTGCTACTTTGGCTTTTGGCTATTTTGAAAGGATGGATTTAATGACAAAGAAAACTCATAAAGCATGGACTGACAGAGAGCAAAACCGACTTGTCACCATGCACGAAAACAAACTACCGATTAAGGAGATTGCAAAGGTTTTAGGCCGTACTCCTTCATCTGTAAACAACAGGCTTGCTAAGATAAAGGCTCCATCTAGTCTGGAATTTATCCCGAACGAAAAACAACGTAAAAAGTTATTTGCTAGATTGTTCGGTTTATGGAGATATGGTAAATAAATTTTGCGCCTCTTTAGCCCCTCAACGTAATGTTGGGGGGTTTTTTTATTAGATAAGTTTTTTTATTTATCCCGTTGACCCCGATAGATAATAAATGTTACCTTTGAATATCTAGCAAAGAAAAGGAAAAATCATGAGTAAAATAGGCAATTATGTTGTTGGCTTACAGGAGGCAGAAGTTGATTGCCCCGAATGTGAGGGCAACGGCATGGTAGAGGTTGAGTTTGCTGTACCGCATAACTGCAACCGCGACATTGGTTATTTAGATACCCGAATGGAAGAGTGTGAAAACTGTTACGGCAGTGGACAAGTGGAAAAGGAGGAAGACGATGAGTAAAGAAGAAATGGAAAAGATGCTTGATGAGGTGTTCAAAAAAGTATTTGGGAGTGATTGGTAATGGGTGACTTGAGGGAAAAAATCAATACTGAAAGACAATTAAGGCACGTTGATCTTTGCAGCGGTATTGGAGGTTTTTCTCTTGGGTTCGAATGGGCGGGGTTGTCCAAACCAATCTTGTTTTGCGACACTGAGGAGTGGTGTCGCAAAATACTTGCAAAGAATTTTCCAAATGTACCCATAGCTACAGACGTAAAGGAGTTAGCAAATGACCCAGAAAGACTTGTTCCCGACCACGATATTCTCACAGCAGGATACCCCTGTCAGCCCTTCTCTGTCGCCGGGAAGCAAAAAGGCTCAGAAGATGACCGCCACATCTGGCCGTACATCCTTAGAATTGTTGCACAAAAAAGACCCACTTGGTGCGTTTTCGAGAATGTTTAT